CCCTCTGCGACAGCATGTGCGCTCGCATGTAACATGGCCGGAAGGCCATGGGGATGCGGTCGCATGCGAGCGCAGATTCAAGCGGGGTTGAAGGTGTGAGAATCGCTCCATGATGACGCAGGAGCAATCGGCGGGGACGGCAGTCGGAAAAATTCCGAGCGAGATCCGGAAGCAGCGGCCGGCGCCCAACGGGCAGGCCCTGCCAGTGGGCCGCGCCAAGGGAACGCCCAACCGCCTGACCGTCGCGCTGAAGGACGCGGTCGAGCGCGCTGCCCGCGACTGCCACCCGCAGGGCCTGGCCGGCTGGCTGGTGGACCGCGCCAACGGCAGCATCGGTGACCGGCAGATCTTCGCGGCCGTCGTCTCCAAGGTGATCCCGCTGCAGATCCAGCAGCACGTTCAGGGCGGCATCAGCATCAACCTCAACTGGTTGGGCGGCCGCCAGATTGGCACAGTCACGGCACAAACGGTGGAGCAGTCGCCGCAAGTCGTTGACCTGATTGAGCAATCAGACGGCAGTCACCAGATTGTTGATCAGCACTCAGCCCCGACGACGGTGGCAGAGGCGGCGGCAGCAGTCGCACAGAAGGCCTCAGGAGCACGCGAAGGGCAGGGTGGCTAGGGTGGCCAAGGCTAGGGCGCGATCGCGGCGCCTGCGCCTGCCGAGCAGCCCTGCCCGCCCCGCGTGGCCATGGGCTCAGGCCTGACCCCCCATCCCCCCGTCGAGCCGGGGGTGGGGGCTTGGCTCGAGCAGGGGCCCCCCCAGAAATTTCTGAAAGTTGCACAGGCTCATTGAGCAATCCTCACCATGCCCGACCCCATCAACCACCCCGCGCACTACACCGAGCACCCCAGCGGCATCGAGTGCATCGAGGTCACCGAGCACTTCAACTTCAACTGCGGCAACGCCATCAAGTACATCTGGCGCGCCGACCTCAAGCACGCAAGCCCCCTCGAAGACCTGCGTAAAGCCGCCTGGTACATCAACAGAGAGATTCAGAGGCTAGAAAAAGCATGAAGCTGCAGGAGTACCAGCCGCGGCAGGTGTTCTTGCCCCTGCACAACCGGAGCAAGCGCTGGACGGTGGTGGTCGCGCACCGACGCGCTGGCAAGACGGTGGCGATGTGTGCGGACCTGGTGATCGGCGCGCTCGAGACGGCGTTGCCCAAGCCGCAGTTCGCGTACCTGGCACCGCAACGGGACCAGGCCAAGCGGGTGGCCTGGGGTTACCTGAAGGATCTGACGAAGGATCTGTGGGCCAAGCCGCCGAATGAGTCGGAGCTGAAGATCACGATCAGCAACGGCCACGGGGGCGAGAGCACGATCTACGTCGCGGGCGCGGACAACTACGACGCCCTGCGGGGCATGTACTTCGACGGGGTGGTGCTGGACGAGGTGGGCCAGATCCGGCCCTCCGCTTGGTACACCGTACTCAGACCAGCCCTGTCCGACCGGCGCGGCTGGGCCATCTTCGCCGGCACGCCTGCGGGCAAGAACATGTTCTGGAATCTGCGCGAGGAGGCCAGGCTGAATGCGCAGAGCCACTTGTTGCTAGAACTCCCCGCGTCCAAGACCAACATCATTCACCCGGAGGAGCTGCGCGACGCGAAGGCGCAGATGACCGAGGACGCGTTCCTGGTCGAGTACGAGTGCAGCTTCGATGCGGCGGTGCCGGGCGCGTACTACGCCAAGCAGATCAGCGAGATCTACGGCCTCGGCCGCGTTGGCGACTTCAAGCCTCAAGCCGACATGCCCGTGCACCTGGTGGCCGACCTGGGCTTCACGGACAGCTGCAGCTGGTGGGGATGGCAGGAGACGCCTGACGGGTATCGGGTGGTGGAGTTCATGGAGGACGACAACCAGCCGATCCAGCACTACATCGACTGGGTGAAGAGCAGGCCGTACAAGGTTGGCAATGTGCACCTGCCGCACGACGCGAAGGCCAAGAGCCTGCAGACGGGCAAGTCGATCATCGAGCAGTTCCTGAGCGCGGGCATCCGGCCGAGCCTGGTGCCGGAGATGAGCCTGCAGGACGGGATCGAGGCGGCGCGCATCACTCTCAACAGGTGCTACTTCAACGAGGAGGCGACCTACGAAGGGGTCGAGCACCTGCGGGCGTACATGCGGGAGTGGGATGAGAGGACGCAGACCTACCGCAACAAGCCCAAGCACGACCAGCACAGCCACGCCGCGGACGCGTTCAGATACCTGGCCCTTGCTGCGCGCCCGGTGGTGGGAAAATCGAAACACGATGAGAGCCGCCCAGCGCGCAACATCGGGGGCGCCCATTACGCGTTCACTTTGGACCAGATATGGGATACGGGCCCGCAGGCCACACAAAGGATTGGCTGATGGACGAAGGCAAGATCACCAGCGCCAGCGACTTTGATTCAAGCCCGATGGGCCTTGCCCAGCGCTGGGGCACTGAGATCGAGGCGGCTGACCAGGAGCTGAGGAAGTTCCACGACGAGGCGCGCAAGATCGTGCAGCGCTATCTGGACAAGCGTGACGCCTACGGCAAGGACGAGAGCAAGGTCAACCTGTTCTGGTCCACGATGAAGGTGCTGCTGTCGATGCTGTACGCCCGGCCGCCCAAGGCTGACGTCAGCAGGACGTTCCTGGACTTTGAGGACGACGTGGCGCGGGTGGCGGGAACGATGCTGCAGCGGATCCTGAACCGCGGCTTCGATGACGACACTTCGGACTGGGACACGAACGTGCGCCAGGGCATCGAGGACTGGCTGGTGGTGGGGCTGGGCCAGATCTGGCTGCGCTACGAGGTCAAGACCGAGCCCTATGTGATCCCGGCGCAGCTGGACCCGATGACGGGGATGGAGCTCATGCCCGAGCAGGAGGCCGAGCGGATCGTGGATGAGGACGCGCCCTGCGACTACATCTACTGGGAGGACTTCTACTGGTCGCCGGCCCGGACCTGGGGCGAGGTGAGGTGGGTCGCCCGGCGCGTCTACATGACCAAGGACCAGCTCGAGGAGCGGTTCGGGGCTGAGATCGCGTCAGTGGTGCCTCTGGGCAAGCGCAGCAGTCAGTCCAACGTCAACGACCAGGAGGTCAAGCACGACCCGTGGACGAAGGCTGAAGTTTACGAGATCTGGTGCAAGGAAAACCGCAAGGTCTACTGGTACACCAAGGGCGCGGACGTCATTCTGGACGTCAAGGACGACCCGCTGCAGCTCGATGGGTTCTTCCCGTGCCCCAAGCCGGTGGCGGCCAACGTCACCAGCTCGAATTTCATGCCGCGCGCGGACTACATCTTCGCGCAGGACCAGTTCAACGAGCTCGATGAGATCAACACCCGCATCACCTGGCTGACGCGTGCGGCCAAGGTGGTCGGCGTGTACGACAAGTCGGCCGAGGGCATTCAGCGGGTGTTCCAGCAGGGTGCTGAAAACCAGCTGATCCCGGTGGACAACTGGGCATTGTTTGCCGAGCGCGGCGGAATCAAGGGCCAGGTGGACTGGATTCCGATCGACCAGGTCACCAACGCGATCGAGCGCCTGCGGCAGTACCGGCAGGACAAGGTCATGCAGATCTACGAGGTGCTGGGCATCTCCGACATCATGCGTGGCAGTAGCAAGGCCAGCGAGACGGCCGCGGCGCAGCAGATCAAGGCTCAGTTCGGCAGCACCCGGGTGCAGCTGATGCAGTTCTACATCGCTGACTGGATCAGCCAGGCGCTGCGCATCAAGGCCGAGATCATCTGCAAGCACTGGCAGCCTGAGACGATCATCAAGCGCAGCAACATCGAGCGCACGCCCGATGCGCAGTTCGCGCCGCAGGCCATCGAGCTCCTCAAGGACGAGGAGATGGCCGAGTACCGCATCACCATCGAGGCCGACAGCATGGCCGCGCTGGACTATGCGGCCGAGCGGGACGCGGCGGTGCAGTTCATGAACGGCCTGGGCGCGTTTATCAGCCAGACGGCGCCGATGGCCCAGCAGGTGCCAGAGGCCGGGCCGTACTTGGTGCGCTTGATGCAATGGGCGGTGAGCAAGTTCCGCGTCTCCACCCAGATCGAGTCGATTCTGGACCAGGCCGCGGCGGGCATGCAGCAGCAGATGATGCAGCCCAAGCAGCCGCCGCAGCCGGCGCCTGACCTGGTGATCAAGGCGCAGATCGAGCAGGAGAAGATCCAGTCCAACGAGCGCATCGCCATGATGGAGGCGGCCAAGGACAAGGAAATCGCGGCGCTGAAGGCCACGGTGGACCTGCAGAAGGTCGAGATGCAGGCCAAGTTCGACCAGATGGCGGCGCAGTTCCAGCAGATCCAGCAGCTGATGACGCTGCAGCAGCCGGCCACGCAGATCGAGGGCCTGGCGGGCGCGGTGCAGGACTTGTCCAACCGCACGGCCGAGGGCCAGACGGCTCAGATGCAGCAGATGCAGTCGCTGATGGAGCGCATCAGCAAGCCGCGCAAGCGGGTGCCGGTGCGTGACGGCAACGGCGACATCGTTGAGGTGCGCGAGGTGGAGGAGGAGGACAACCCGGCCTTTGTGGGCTCGGCCAATCTGCCTCCGGCGATGCCTGCGATGCCTGCGGTGGGAGGGCTGCCCGGTGCCTGAGCTGCAAGGACAGATGGGTGAGCTGCGGCTGACGCTGCAGATCACGCGCGCTGAGACTGGCAAGACCGAGACGGTCGAGCTGGTCGGTTTTGTGGACGAAGAGAAGTTGAAGGAATTGCAACATGGCAGTAACCCACAGCACGGCAGCGCGCAATGCAGCGACTGATGCCGTCACGGCACTGATTGGAGCCAACGGCAGGTTGGCGTTTCGCCTGTCAGGCACGGTTGGCTCACCGGGCACGGTGGTGGCCCTGCTGCCACTGAGCGCCACGGCTTTCCCGGCCGCGGTGAGTGGCACGGCCACGGCCAACGCGATCAGCAGCGACACCAACGCCACTGGCAACGCCTCGGCGGTGGCCACAGCCACGTTGCAGACCAACGGCGGCACGGTGGTGATCCACTGCGCGGTGGCGGCCAGCGGCAGCGACATCAACATGACCAACGGCCTGACGGTGGCGGCGGGTGACACCGTGAGCTGCTCAAGCCTGACCTACACCGCACTCAGTGCATGATCACGGTCGAGGCCA